ATCGCTGATGGCGTTGGGGATCTGGTCCAGCTCCACGTCGGCCTTGGTTGTGCCGCGGGCGCGCAACTGCGCATAGTCGCCGTTGTGGGCCGCAAAGTGCTGCACCAGTGGTCTGTCGATTTGCTCGACCGTTCTTCGATCGGTCACCGTCCCTGACTCTGAAAGATCCGCCAGATGAATCAGGTAGTGCTGCACCCCGGCACTGTCGATGTAGTCGCGCAGGTCCGCCCCCCACTTGATCACCCAACCCACCGCTGCACTATTGAGTTGTCGTTCCAATGCCACGTCCAGCCAGGCTTGGGTCGGCAGGCGCTGAGGGACTACGGCCAAATCTTTTGCCAGTTCCACGCGCAGCCCTTCCAGAAAGGCCAGGCCGGCTTTGACTTGATAGCCCCCGCCGGTTTTGACCAGTCGTAGGCCATGACCAAAAAAGCACGCGCGACCGAACACGTCGCGATTGGCCAGGCGCTCACGCTCATCGATGTCGCGCAGGCGCACAGTGAAATCGTGCTGCCAGGTGCTGGCATCGATGGTGACTTCAATCAACGCTTGGGCCCCGTCGAACGCAACCAGAAAGTTACGGGTAACGTTGTTGCCGATCTGCTGAGGCGGGGTATTTTTGCGCTTCTGCTGGGTGGGCACATAGGCCACCGAGAGCAACACGTCCTCGGCAGTTTCCAGCCCGATCCAGTTCCAGTCGAAGTCGCCGATATCACTGCCCATCATCAGGCTGTAGACCACCTGATTGGGGTTCACGAAACCTTTCTGGGTGTAAGCCTGTGTATGGACGATTTGCTCGGGTGGTGGTTTGGGGGCGTCCCGGTCCACCGGTTGTTCCGGGTCCAGATCGGGCACCATGGCAATGATGAACCGCACCACCTTGAGCTTTTCGTGGGCGGCCTGTTTTTCGGCAATCAGCCGTTCGCCGGCTTTGGTGATACTGGCGGACATCGGCGCTCCTACAGTGTGGCAACCAGCGTTTGCTGGTCGTCGTTGAAATCGATCAGGGCGACCCGCACGGTCACGGGGGTGATGGTCACAAAGTCATAGCGCCGGCAGGTGCGGCCGTATTGCTGGACGAGCACGCGCAACAGCTCAGGGTTGTCCGCCAGTTGCGAGTCTGTGAGCTTGAGCAACACCACGTCCCAGTCCCGCTCGGGCAGGCGCTCTTCGATCTCGACATAGCCCACCCCCAGACGATTGAGGATGCGCTTCATGCCGGCGGTGGATCCGGCATCCACCGAGTTGATAAAGGCGTACTTGACCCGCAAGCGGTACAACGGCTCAGGCTCTGTACTGAAGCGCGTGATGTCCCGCTGCCAGGCCAGCAGGTCGAGAATGGTCAGGTGGCAGTGTTCGGGGTCCATCTGATGCAGCGGCCAGTGCAGCCAGCCTTGCACGGTCTCCCACCAGGCCTGCGCGGCCGCGCACAACTTGGCCAGCTCGCCGGCGCCGAGCCAGAACGGCAATTTCAACTTACGCATGGAGTTGTACCGCCAGGCTTTCGATCCGTGGCACGTTCAGCTCGGACACGATGTCGCTGTTGCTGAAATGCAGCGACTCGATGCGTGGGAACTGCGCGTGCAGTTCCTCGCCCAAGCGGCTGAACGAAAACCGCGACTGGGGGAAGGTCAGCGTCGGCTGGTAATCGCTGGCTGTGCTTTCGCGAAAGGCGGCGCGGATAAATTGCTCGATCTGTTCCTGCAATTGGCTGCGTTGCTCGGCGCTCAGGTTCGGTCGTGGCCACACCTCCAATGCAATGGCGTGGCGGGTGTCGGGCATGACCCTCACCAGCAGGTCGTCGCCATGGCCATGGTTGCCGCCTTCGCGGATGTAGGCGTTGATCTGCTGCAAGTACTCGTCTGCCGGCACGCCGGCCTCAAACAGCACAAACGCGTTGGCACTGCCTGGCCCGCGGGGTGCACCGTGCTCAAAGTAAACGCCGTCCGGGCGCACGCCTGGGAATGAGGCGATCATGGCGCGATACACCGCGTCAGTGTGGTACTGGTTAACCGCCGAAAACTGGTTGCGGGTACGCAACTGCAACTGGTCATTGGGTTCGGCGTCGGCGCCGGGTTGGGTCAGCCAGTCCTCTGCGTTCACCACTTGGGCAATGCCCGGTACCGGCACCGGTAAAATCGCGTAGTACCCGGGCGCCAGGTTGTAACCGCTGCCGACTTCCGTCGCCTCGACGGGGATGGACAGTTGCAATTGGCCGTCCGTGAAAATGCCGGGCAGGGTGGTGGTCAGTTCGTAGACGTGGCCATTGATGGCCGCGGAGTGCACGCGGGTGCCCACCGGCACCTCCATCGAGCCAGCGCTGCCGGTGCGGGTAAACAGCAGTTCCCCTTGCGCTTTGGTCGAGCCTTTGCGCTCGGTGTTCACCGCCCAAGCGAGCATATCCAGCCAGCCATCGACGGCGGTTTTGACAAACAGGTTGGGCAAGACCGTGTCGATGATGAAGCCCATCAGCCACACCACCGGTTTGGTCACCAGCTCGCTGACGATGCGCCAGAACGGTGACCAGGCGCTGGTGTTGCTGATGTTGCTGCCCTGAGCCGCGGCCTCTTTTTCCCAGGCTTTTTTCAGCTCGGCCTCGGTGGTTGGGATGCCGGCATCGCGTAGCGCCTGTTTGAAATCGACGTCGCTCATACCGTCACCTTCACATGGCCGAACTTCACAGTAGTGGCCGTCACCAGGTAGCGGCCGGGTGCCTCGGGCACGATTCGCGCGGTGCCGGGCACCAGGCGTTCGTCGGCCTCCACCAGCAGCTCCAGCTGTTGCCGGCAGTCACGCTGACGCAGCGGGTCGCGCTCGGCCACCAGCGTCACCAGCAGCCCGCTGTCACGGATCATGTGGGCGATGTCCTGGGCGATGCTCGCACGATCGTCCACCAGCAGGGGCTGGTGAGACGGATCGAGCACCAGGTCATTGCCGGCAATCAGCAGATCGATGTATTCGCTCATCCGGCCATCTCCATCAGCCCTTCAAGTTCATGGGTGGTCATGGGTTTGCTCGTGTAGATGTGTTGGTTCTCGACGTGGGTGCCCTTGTTCTGCGTGGTGCTGTTCTGAAGGCTGGTCAGCAGGCCGCCGGGGGGCACCGCGGCGGCGCGGTTGGGGGAGAGCGAAGGGATCGCGGCGTTGATGGTTTGCTGGGCGCGCTGCGCGGCCTCAAGACTCGCCAGATCTGGGCCGGCCGGGAGTTCGCCGAACTGCGCCTTGATATGCACGCCGGGGATCTTGTTCAGCATCGCGATCAGCCCATTGATGGCGCTGTGAAAGATCGCCACGATGCCGTCCCACGCCGCCTTGGCCATGCCGGACCAGCCGCCCATGGAATCGAACCAGGCGGACAGGGCGCTCAACTGCTCACTGACCCATTTGAACGCCGCCGTTTCCATCAGGGCGGTGGTCCATTCGTCCCAGAAGTAGACGGCGGCGAGAATGACAGCGACCAGGGCGAGGATCCCCAGCACGATCCAGGTCACCGGGTTGGCCCACAGCGCGGCATTGGTCAGCCAGATCGCGGCTTGCCAGAGCAACATGCCGCTCCGGACAAGGCCCATCCAGGTGTACATCAACACCAGCCCGGCGACGAACAGGCCGATCATGATCACGTGCCCCAGCACACGCAGTGCGCCGCGCAGGTTCAGCAGATTCCAGACCTTCAGGAGCGCCACTGAACCGACAAAAGCCGTACGCCAAACGCCAAACACGAACGTCATCAGCGCCACGCCGGCGGTTAGGCCCAGCACGGTCAGCGCTGCCAAGCCGATGACCCGTGTCAGGTTGGGAAACAGCGTGGTCCATCGTGTGACCGAGCCGCCGCCTTCGGCGAGCCGTTCCAGAATGGGGTTAAAAGTGGGCAGCAGTTTCTGGCCGAAGGAAATCCGCACGGCCATGATTGCGCTGTCGAAGCGCTCCCACGGATCGGCGATATCCTTGGCCATTTTGTCCGCCTGCTCCAGCCCTTTGACCTTGGCCAACTGGTCGATGTTGTTGGCCAGGTCACCGGTTTTGGGCAGCAGTTGGGTAATCAGGCCCATCGCCTGTTTGCCGCCGAACGCCTTGCTGATCAGGTCGGTTTTGGCGGCGTCCAGATCGCCAAACTTGCCGTTGATCTTGCCGAGAATGTCCACCATCGGCAGTAGCCGACCTTGGCTGTCGGTAAAAGACAGGCCGAGCTTTTGCTGCGCACCGTAGGCGCTGGCGAGAAAGGCGCGGTATTTGGTGCCAGCCTCACCACCACTCATGGTCGCCTGCAGCGTGCCGAGAATGGCGATCTGTTCGGCGGCCTGGACACCGGCCGATGCCCCGCTGGCCCCCAAGGCGGTGAAGGCGTTGCTCATGCCTTGGCCGGTGGTCTTGAACATTTGCACGGCGGTTGCCGTTTGCCCCGTCAATTGCTCGACCCAGGCGCCTTTGCCCATGGCGTCGGCCTGGGTCTGGAAGATCCCGTACATCGTGCCCACGTAATCGGTGATGGTCGCGGCATCGGCCTTGGTGGCCTTGGCCAACAGGTTGGACGCGCCGGTGAAGGTCGCCAGCTGGGTGCCGGTCAACCCCGCAATCGCGCTCTGAATGTCATAGGCCGAACTGACAAACGCCGTGGCGTTGGTGCCGTAGGCGATACTGAATTGCAGGGATTTTTTATTGAGCAATTCCAACGCATCCGCCGCCACGCCCAGGCTCTGCACTTCGCCCAGCGCTGCGTTCTGCCCCAGTGCCGGCGCCATAGCCGCCTTCAAGGCGTAGGCGGTGCCGACCATGCCGGCCATGCCCACGCCCATTTGCTGGATGCCTTTCTGGCCACGGGTGGCCAGCTCGCTGAAACTGGTTTTAACCTTGCCCAACGGCTGGCTCACGCGGTCAACCAAGCGCAGGATAAAATCCAGCTTGCTGGTGGCGGATGCGCTCATTTATTGATCCTTGCTCAGCCTTTGAGGGCCATGGCGATGCCGTTGGCCACGGCGATTTCCATGCGTTTCCAGTGTTCGTCTTCCAGCCATTTGGCGGTGCCCAGGTTGTCGGCGGTGGGTTCGGCACCGGGCAGCCAGCGTTCGGTCAGGGCCATCAGTTGACCCAGCCCGTCGTCGCTCAGGCGGTCAGCACGGTCGAGGGCTTTTTTACGACGATTTCAACGTCTGGCGCGTACTCTTCCAACAACGTTCCCGCCAGTTGCATGACCAGCACCGGATTGCCCAGGTGCGGGCGCAGGGCGGGCAGATGGTCCGGTAACACGGTGTTGGTCAGCAGATTGTTGGACGGGGCCACTTTGTTGTTGGGCGTGACGGCGTTGAAGTACTTGGTGACGTCCTGGGGGGCCAGGCCGAACGTGAAGTCCTGTTCGCCGATGCTCAGGGTGATGTCGCGACGGTCGCTCATGGCGTGTTCCTTTTGTTGAGGTTGGCAAAATAGGCGTCCAGGCAATGTTCCAGGCGCTTTTCAAAGCGGTATTCGAGTTTCACCAGGGCCTTGTCGATGGCCTCCTGTTTGCCGCTGTGCTTGGCCATTTCGACGCGCAGTTCCATGTTCTCCCGGCGCGCGGCATTGACCTGGCGAAACAAGTAGATCTGGAAACCGGCCACGCCGGTCAGCACCCCCTCGGTCATCAGCAACATCACACTGATGTGCATGGGCGTCAGATCGATCATGTCCAGTTCCCCCGACCACCGATGCGCACGGCCTGCCACAGCAGCCAGGCCAGAGGCTTGGCTGTGCCTTCTTCCAACAGGGCGTCGTAGAAAATCCGATCGGCTTCGCGCTTGGTGAAGCGATGGGTCTGGTCGGTGTAGAGGTAGTCGTGCACCACCGACGGCCGGCGGGTGGTCGGGCACTGGCTGTCCACCAGCCGGCGCGCCAGGCGCGGCACGCTGGCCAGATCCGAAAGGTAACCGACCGGCACCACAATCAGTTGCGATGCCCGAGGCTGGTAGCCGCTGGGCAAGGGCGGTGTCAGGTGGTAATGGCGGTAGAGCAGGGGGTTGATCACTTCCCAGCGGTGATGCCCCGGCCGATGACGCAGTTCCAACTGGCTTTCGAAGGGCATGGTCAGTAGCTCCAGATCATTGGGCTGGGCAGGTGACCGCCTTCCGGCGCCAGGCCCAGGTGCACGAATCGCGACGGCCCTTTCTGATGGATGCCGATTCGGACAAAGCCCAGGTTCAGCGCCAAGTGCACAATCTTGAAGGCCTCTTGCCCGCTGCATCGCACATCCACCGCCAGGCCTTGGGTGTGTTCACCGGGCATGGTTTTGTCGCGCTCGTTGGGGTGGTTGCGGCACCGGTAAGCGCTGCTCAGCGGCATAGGTTTGCCGTAGACCAGGCGCAGGCGAACCAACAGGGTCATGAATGCGGGGTCCATCTCGCTGCCGTCGCTGATGCAGTGGCCACAGTGGCAGCGCAGCTCTGTGCTGGAAAAGTACCGCCGGCTGGATTGATCGCTCATCAGCGCAGGCCCTCGGTCTCGCTGGCATCCAGGTAGGGC